TTTGGGCTATATTGTCATTTTATGTTATTAAGTTAAAAATTATAAAATATATAGGTATATAGTCCTACTGTTCCGTCGAGCGCTAGCGATTTAAAACCGATGACAATATCGCCCAAACCGCCAATGAATTGAAAAACGCAAAAATCCGCAACAATAAGTTTTAGGGCCAATGACACGTCAACGCAATAAAACGTGTTGTGCACCCCTTAGAATTGATTTAATCGCCATGTCAAAAATCAGGCGCGTTTACGTTCCATAATATTCCACGCAAATTAATGTTATTTACCGCAACGCAACAATATGCTGCGTCGCAACACAAAACCCAATCTGCAAGCAAAAACTCATTTTGGGTCACGTCACCCGTTTGGTTGTAAATTGCACAAGCCGGGTCATAATCTTCTTGCTGCCAGCCTTGACCCATTTTGGGTCTAATGCCCCATTTGCCTGTGGATGACCCATTTTGGGCCACGCTAAGCTTGACAGCCTATACCTTACGTAAGGTCAAGGCAGGGGAGGGGAGGGCCGTGGCCGACCGGTCAAATCCTACGCAGGGTCTGCAAAAAATTTTTTCTTAAAATGCAGTTTCAACTTGCAAAAAATTTTTTATTGAAATCCAAATTTGACCCTGTTATAAAACCGCGCATGAAATCATTTCATTACGAGCCGAGAGAGATCAAAGCTACAGAGGCGCGGCTACGGTCGATCTACGACGCCGCGTATCTTGGCTTGAAGGGTGACTCGCTCGCGCTGGCGGCGGGGCTGATGCCGGTGGAGTACCGGCAACTGTGCCAACTGGATCCGGTAGCCGAGTTGGCAGAAAAGCAAGGACGCGCTGACAGCGAGATCACGGCTAGTCGGACGCTGCACAACGCAGCCCAGCAGGGCGACGCCAAGGCCGCACTCGCTATCCTGCAACACCGGCATGAATGGTCGGCCAAGCAGGAGATATCAGTCGATATCTACCAGAAGATCTCCATCACCCAAGCGTTGCAAGACGCGACTAACCGTGTCATTGAACATATGCCAATGAAAGAACTAGATGGCCCAACTGCCGGTTTATAAGTCGCAAGAAGAACAGGTGCTGATGACCCGCCTGTGGTCGCCGCAGTTAGCGAACGATCCTGAAGCGTTCGTGTTGTTCGTCTTCCCGTGGGGCCAACCCAATACACCCTTGGCCAAGTTCAAAGGGCCGCGCAAATGGCAACGCTTGGTGCTGCGCGAACTAGCGGATCACATCAAGAAAAACAACGGCAAGCTGGACATGGAGACGTTCAGGTTGGCGGTTAGTTCAGGGCGCGGTATTGGCAAGTCGGCGCTTGTCAGTTGGCTAATCCTGTGGATGCTATCGACGCGCATTGGCTCGACCATCATCGTGAGCGCCAACTCGGAAGCGCAGTTGCGCTCTGTAACCTGGGGCGAGGTGACCAAGGGGGCGGCGATGATCATCAACGCGCACTGGTGGGAGCCCAGCGCAACCAAGCTCATGCCCGCCAAGTGGATATGCGAACTGGTAGAGCGGGATCTTAAGAAGGGTACACGTTACTGGGCGGCTGAGGGTAAGTTGTGGTCGGACGAGAACCCTGACAGTTATGCCGGTGTGCATAACATGGACGGCATGATGCTGATCTTCGACGAGGCGAGCGGTATACCTGACTCGATATGGTCGGTCGGTGCAGGCTTCTTCACCGAGAACATCTTGGACAGGTACTGGCTGGCGTTCTCCAACCCGCGACGCAACACAGGCTACTTCTTCGAGACGTTTCACGCGAAACGTGATTTCTGGAAAACCAGACAAGTAGACGCACGCGACGTAGAAGATACCGACAAGGCAGTCTACGAGCAGATCATCGCCGAGTACGGCGAAGACTCAGCCCAAGCGCGTATTGAGGTCTATGGTGATTTCCCATCTGCCGGCGAGGATCAGTTCATCGCGCCGAATATTATAACCGACGCGGTTAAGCGCGAACGGTATAAGGACATGACCGCGCCTATCATACTCGGCATTGACCCGGCACGCGGCGGAACGGACGCGACTGTACTGGTCGTGCGTCAGGGGCGCGACATCATCGCGATCAAGCGCTACCAAGGCGAAGACACGATGACCATCGTAGGGCGGGTGATCGACGCTATTGAGGAATACAAGCCGGTGCTGTCCATAATCGACGAGGGCGGGCTTGGCTACGGCATCCTTGACCGATTAACAGAACAGAGGTACAAGGTGCGGGGCGTTAATTTTGGCTGGAAGGCCAAGAACTCCGTTATGTGGGGTAATAAGCGCGCTGAAATGTGGGGCGCTATGAAGGACTGGCTGCGAACAGCGTCCATTCCTGATGATCGTCAGCTAAGGGCGGACTTGTTGGGGCCAACAAAAAAGCCAAATTCGTCTGGAACCATTTTCCTAGAAGGGAAAAAGGAAATGCGGGCAAGAGGTTTAGCATCCCCGGACGCCGCCGACGCACTGGCGGTTACTTTTGCTTTTCCAGTTGCACATCGCGAATATGTTGATAAACCTCGGAACAACTACCAATCATCAAACGGCGTCATCAATTCATGGATGGGCAGCTAACAGGAGAAGTACTATGGGTAACACCAAATCAATCGGCATCGCGTATAGCGATCAGGACATCAGCGGCGCGGACACACTTTTGGCTAACAGCCAGTTTGGTTACACCGCCGCCGCGCAGGGTACGGTCACGCAAGCGACGAGCAAGTCAACCGGCGTCACGCTGAACAAGTCAGCGGGCCAGATCACGATGAACAACGCAGCGTTGGCAGGGGCTACCGCAGTGTCGTTTACGCTGACCAACAGTTTTATTTCTTCAAACGACATTATTATATTGAATGTCGGGTCGGGCGCGACTGCTGCGGCGTATACCGCGTATGTGTCAAGCATAGCCGCAGGATCTGCGGTTGTCACGCTTCGCAACATGACAGCGGCTACGTCACTGTCTGAAGCTGTTGTCATTAACTTCGCTCTTATTCACTGCGCTTAATATGGCAAAGTCTGTCTCTCTATCGGTCGGGCGCGGCGAGAAGCTACCAGTTAGCAAGGGCGCCGGTCTGACCGCTAAGGGACGGGCTAAGTACAACAAAGAAACGGGGTCTAAACTTAAAGCCCCCGCGCCTAACCCTAAGTCTAAAGCGGAAGAAGGACGTAAGAAGTCGTTCTGCGCCAGGATGGGTGGGGTTGTTGCCAAGTCGAAGAACGCGGAACGGGCTAAGGCCAGTATGAAAAGGTGGAAATGCTGATGAAAACAGGTCTTTATGCTAACATTCATGCTAAAAAAGCCAGAATAGCGGCGGGTTCAGGCGAAAAAATGCGTAAGGTAGGGGCTAAGGGCGCGCCTACAGCCAAGGCATTTGAGAAGTCTGCCAAGACGAGGAAGAAGTGATGCCATTAAAGAAGTCACCTAGTCCAAAGGCTTTTAAAGCCAACATGAAGACGGAAATGAAGGCAGGCAAGCCCCAGAAACAGGCGCTTGCCATTGCGTATTCGGTTCAGCGCAAAGCACAGGGTAAGAAGAAATAATGGATTATTCAGGTGTAGCAGCGGCAGGACGTGTGGCAAGCGGTGGGGGCAAGAAGAACAGCCCCGGCGAAGTGCTTGACACTATGCGAAGCCGTCTGTCTATGGCCGTCTCGGCGTTCTCTGAGAGCCGTGAAGACGAACTGGATGATCTACGCTTCTTTGCAGGCTCGCCTGACAATCAGTGGCAGTGGCCTGCGGATGTCTTGGCGACACGCGGGTCTGTGCAGGGCCAGACGATCAACGCACGGCCATGCCTGACCATCAACAAGCTGCCGCAGCACGTCCGTCAGGTGACGAACGACCAGCGGCAGAACCGGCCCGCCGGTAAGGTCATCCCCGCGGATGACAATGCCGACATTGAAGTGGCTGAAGTTTTTGATGGTATGGTACGCCATATCGAATATATGTCCGACGCAGATGTTGCCTACGACACGGCGTGCGAGAACCAGGTAACCTACGGCGAAGGTTACATCCGTCTTCTGACCGAATACGTCTCGGATGATTCGTTTGATCAAGACATCAAGATTGGCCGCATCCGCAACTCTTTCAGCGTCTACATGGATCCTACCATTCAAGATCCGTGCGGGTCTGATGCCGAGTGGTGCTTCATTACTGAAGATATGCTGCTTGAGGACTACACGCGCCAGTTTCCAGACGCTATGCCGGTGTCGTCTATCCAGACGCAAGGCGTAGGCGATGAAAACCTGTCCCAGTGGGTCAATGAGAACACTGTACGCATTGCCGAGTACTTTTATGCGTCCTATGAGCAGGCCAAGCTGAACCTGTACCCCGGCAACAACGCTGTGTTTGACGGAACACGCGAAGATAAAGCTGCCAAGGAGATGGGACTCAAGCCAATCAAGTCCCGTACTGTCCAGCGCCGTAGCATTAAGTGGTGCAAGACAAACGGCTACGAGATGATTGAGGAAAACGACTGGGCAGGCGACTGGATTCCGGTTATCCGCGTTGTTGGTAACGAATTTGAGGTTGACGGGCGTATTTTTGTGTCAGGATTGGTACGAAACGCCAAAGATGCCCAGCGTATGTACAATTATTGGGTATCTCAAGAGACTGAAATGCTTGCTCTGGCTCCAAAAGCCCCGTTTATCGGGTATGGCGGTCAGTTTGAAGGC